ATCACCAGTGAAACTAAGGGTAGCACTATGATTAGCACCAGACTGAGTAATAGATACACTTTGATTTGATCCTTGTATATTCACCGTTGCATTATTTACTGTCTGCGAGAAGGCAGATGTTGTCATCAATAGGATTGCAAATAATGTTTTCATATCAATTACTCTGGTTGATTGTTATTGTTGTTGACCCAGGGCTATTTACTATTTGTTTTATTGCTAAATTATCTTGGTTAATATGTACAGTTAAGCTTCTTGTTGTATCCACTCTCAGTTCAAAATAACTAGAGGCTGTTTCTCTATATAGTGTCAAAGTATTATCATCAACAGTATATTTTAAGTTTGTTGATTTATCATATTTAGGTAATAATCCATTAAACTGATCTAACTCATTACCCAATAATTGATTTGTTTGAATATCTAGGTAGTTTAAAAGAAAATCTGATTCCAGATAGTTTCTTTCTAATCCTGTTAGTTTATCTAAAGCATTCTTATCCAACCCATCATATTTTAATAAATCTTTATCTAGAGCATTTTCATCAAGGAAGTTAAACCCTTTAGTTGTTTGTCTAGTTTTCTCTTCTTTTACTTCTCTTGGTGGTGTCACAATCAACATATTATTAATCTGATCTAAACTTAAATTAAGGATAGATGATTTTGGTTGTGCTATCGCTGTATTAACAACAACAGCCTCAAATGGTTTTGTTAACCAAATAGTACCCATGATAGTGGTAACACTAATATTACCAGTAACGCAATCACGAGCGATATCACGCCACCCGACTGGGCAAGATGGTAACAATATGATTGTTGACTTTCCTGTTTCGTCGACTGTCCCCGAAAAGTCCGTACCTCTAACTCCAATTGTTGCAGTTGGTGTTTCCACCATAACTTGCTGCGGGTCTGATTTTGCAATTTGTCCTGAAGCATATTTGATAGTCCCCAATGCCATTTTGATACCAAGCTTACCTGTTTTCTTTTCGCCATCATAAACGAAAGTATCAATGAAAAGCTTGCTTTGTTCTGTTATCATTACTTTAGTATCATCGCGAAATGTAATAGCAGTTTTACTGTTAGCTGTAGTCACAATATCGCTCATCTCGATTCCTGATGATATCGAGCTTGGTAAATCATTTTTGTCTCTGCGTATTTCAGTAGGTCCAGATTGCTCTGTAACCTTGCCAACCTCAGCGTTAGTTGTGGTTAGACTTAATAATAAGAGTGTTGCTAGAGCCAGTAATCGTACTATTAACGACTGAGTCAACTGATCCGCCTTGTCCTATCTGAACATTATTAAGCGCACCAGTTACTGCCAAATCAACCTTATGACCAAGTATACCAGCAACCCCTGTTTGATCAAGTGTTACTTGGTTACCGTTACCACCAGAAATATTGATGACGTTGTTTACGCCAGCAACAGAAGAGGTGTTATTAGTCAATGTGACAGTGTTATTATCTGAATCAATTGTTAAAGCTGTATTTGTTAAATTTTCGTTAGTTATTGTAACGAGGTTACTACTACCAGTAACTGAACTGGTTATAGATGATGCTGTACACGAAGTACAATCAATATCAACCTGGTTTGTGTTACCAGTTATAGTTGAATTCAAAGTGACACCATCACCAATTATTTTAACTAGCTGGTTATTCTGATTACCTATTTGAGATACTGTTACTGTATTATTAGTTCCACTAAACATACTACGGGCAATTGGCGTACCAAGACCGTTGTTGTTTCCAGTTTGCGTTATAGTTATATTAGAGCCATCTCCAATTTGATCAATGTAGATACTATTTCCTGCCGCATACGCATACTGAATCATAACGAAGAATGACAAAAACGCAATCATTCTTGTTAGTATTTTCATTTTATTTTTCCTTTCTTATAAGCCCAAACTTTTTTGTTTACGCCTTCTTTAATCATATCAACAATTGCCGCTTCAATGGCTATTCTAACGGCATAGGTTGTCGGTTCATTAATAGATGAACCAGCTTCAAGTTCAAATGACTTTGTTCCAGCATCAACAAATTTCATTATGTTTAAATTAGTACCTGTAGAATAGATAGTTTTAGTAGCTCCAGTCGATATTAATATTTCACCAGTGTTAACTGATATCAATCGCACCATAACTGTTATTTCATCTTTACGATACTGCTGATCAGCTCCTATTCCAAGAAAGCGAGCCCCAACACCACCAGTACCCATATTAGTATCATAACCGACAATCCCGCCATCAATCATAACTCCTGCTACAATAAGAGGAACTAGCGGCTTCGCCTGATCTTTCTCATAAGTTTCTCTTTGCGAACGAATAAGCTGACGCTCTTTAACTAGATTCTCAAGCCCAACACGCTCTACAGGTTGAAACCATTTACCCCTACCAGCATCTTGTAATGCCTTGATAAGGAACACGTCACCGCCCTGAGTAACAGCAGAACTTAATGATGCATAGTTGTTATTAGGCTTACGTTGACCAGACATATCCTGAAAGCGATAAACTGCAATTGGGATAGGATCTCCAACTGGAGGGGTAATGTTTACAATTTCATTAAAACGTTTGTGAGTAATAATCTCTGGCGCATCTACTTGAGCTTCAATTACAGCTTGAGTAGTAACCTGCCTACCAGTACATCCACCAAGTATTAAACACAATGCAATTACAGCATACTTTACCATGCCAAACTCCCATAAGGTACAATTACTTCTGTAACACTTCCACCGGGATCAGTTATTCTTAACGTAACTGTTGAACCATCCGAAACCCATTGTAGATGATTACCTTGAATATCAAATTGTCCTGCAGTAGCACCACCATCTTTGAACAACTCTGATGCAATGTTCTGTGATATAGTAGCGTAAATGCGACTCTCTAGGTTATTAAGAAACTTAGCAAGGTTTGTGTTTTTTGCGTCAGATGCAGCTTGTGTAGCTACAGCTTTTTTATCATCTATAAGCTTCTGTTTTCTAGTTGCTTCTAAATTTTCAATTGTTAATACGTGTGAAGAATATCCAACACCATTGAAAGATGGACTCTTAAATCCAAACTGAACTTCGCTTGCAACAGAAACAGAAGAAATTAGACAAATTATTAAAGCTAATTTCTTCATTTTCTAACTCCATTTACCCTCTATTTATAGGTTTATTAATTTCTTTCTTGTTTTTATCGTACCAAAATTGGCTACTTGCTCTGAGTTTTTCAGCACTAACCCTCATATGCTCTACCAAAGCAATCGCCATAGTAGCCTGGGATTTCCTCCAAGCTTTATCTTCTTGGTCTATCATATTTTCTATTAGTTCTATAGCAAGGTCCGCATAAGGGCAAACATGCTCAGGAACTACAGGTTTCTTAATCATAGATCAAGTGCATCTTTGAGGGAAGGGAATGCTTCTGTAATTTGATACCAAGCATCGATAGCAATCTCTCGATGCTCTTTCTGAGTCCCTTCTGTCATTCTCAACTGGCAATAATGGATCCAAGAACGAAGGCTGCCAGCCATATACATCCGACTAAGAATAAGTCCCTCAGGCAGTACAGCACGTGCTTGCTCCTTTGCGATTCCATTGTCTATTGCCCAATGATAAACTGTTTTTGCTGATTCAATAAAGTTTTCTTGAATATATTCCCAGTCTCGCTGTAATTCTTCATCGGTAGTTTCGATGGAATTCTGGCGATTGGCTGTATCTTGTAGACGGGCTTCACGAAGGGTAAACCCCATATCTTTGGTGGGATCTGCATAGCGTTGACTAAACTCCTGAAAGGTAAACGAACGGTGACGAAGAATTTGGCGACCAATGTCACGTGTAGTATTTATTTCCATAACAATATGGACCATCTCAAACGGCGACCAATGCTTATGTTTCGCAAGATACTTCAAAAGCTTTGGAGCGGTCAGAGTGTTATTCTGATTTGATGGATTACTTACACGAGCAACATAAGCAATGAATTCATCAACAGTTAGCATTTTACCAACATGAGAATCATTTTCAAATGTACTAATAATTGGTTGCGTAACAGCAATAATCTTAGCAGTATTCATAATATAAACCTCACTTCTTTGTTGCATTAACTCTTCTTACACTATGGCTTATTCCACAGTATTGTGTACACTTTGACATTTTTTCTCTTAGTACATCATTGTTGTACCAAAATCTACGTAGGTCGCCTTTTTTAGTTATCTTCTGACCTGAAAATCCAGTTGAGAAACACAATCTAGCGACTCCGTCCATATCAACCATAATATTTCTTTCGAACGAATTACATATTAATTTCTCGGTACCTCTTCCTTGCCATCCCTTAATAGCATCGCCGTTTTTATGTACGCTGTCATGATACATCCTAACGGTTTCTATCCACTCAGGGTCGAGGTTTAACTTATACTTTTCGCTGCATTGATTTAGAATTTCAAACAATCTTGCATGGTCTCTAATTACATTCTTAGTGTAGAATTTATCGCCTCTATCCTGACCCTTTTCATCTTTTAAGGAACCGAACATAGGCTGTAGCCAATTCAATTTTAGTTTATCGGCTTTGAGATCGTTAAGAACAAAATCATAAAACTTATCGAGATCTCGGTAGTTTTGCTCACACATGATAGACATAGCATAAACTGGTGTCGATTTATTTAATTTTTGACGAGCAGCAATTAGCAACTTAATAGCATTAACCGCCATATCAAACGAACCAACAACGCCTCTTGTCGAATCATGTATCTCGGGAATATAACTATTCAGTGAAATTGTAATTTCTGTTGGTCCTTCGAGAATTAATCTCTCTGCCATATCAGAGTCAGTAACCATTGTACCATTCATAACGGAAAAACATTTAAGATCAAGTTCTCTACATTTTTTTGTAATTGGCCAATATCGATCGGGATTCATCAAAGCTTCACCACCACAAATTACGATAGTGCCTTTTGGATTCATTTCAGCAAATTCTTTAATAATACTATTTCGATGTTCGATTGTAATATGAGAAGGGAGAGCAATCTCTTCACGTGTCCAGTACATACACGTCTTACACTTTAAATTACATTGTAAATTTGTATCAAGAAAAAGAAATTTAGGAGGTATATTCATGGATGATACTCATTTTTATTGAGGCTAACAATTATATGTTTAAAACTAATTTCTTCAATTTGATCTTCAGTATTACCAATAACAGTGTAATCTAAATTGTTCAAACCATTATAATCAAACAGTTCAGGTGATATTCTAAAATTTTTAAATATTTCTTTATTAAGAGGTACTGAGGTTTGATCTCTTGGGTGATCAAACGAATCAAATCTGCATGTTTTACGAATGCTTATATTAATATTTTTTATCTCGCATCTATATCTAAAATCGTCGTCTTCAGAACCCCAAAACCAGTAAGCATTACTGTAACCATTTATCTTTTTAAAATCTTGTTTGTCTATTAAAACAACACCACCAAAATATTTTGGATATGGCATTGTGTAAGTAAATTGTTTAACTTTTGTTGCCAGTAAAGTAGCACCAATATTATACGAGTAATCATACCAAGATTTGTCTGGTATCATATCTACATCATGAAAACAAAAGTAATCACAATCATTACAGTAAATAGTTCCTATATTTTTAAGTTGCCCACGATTAAACAACTCGTTTTCTTTTTGCTCAACAACAACAATTTTATGTTGTATAGCTGGATAGGAAGTTAGTCTTTGATTTAACTGAGGTAGTAATTCAGTTAAATGTTCTAATCTATCTCTGTAAGGTATTATGATACCAAGTTTTTTATCACTCATATTTTTGCTCAACTTCTTTGATCATTCGAATAGACATATTATGTAGGCTAGTAATATACTCTGCTAAAACCATATCGTCAAGCTTGCAAATCACATTGTTTAGGAAGTTTTCATTATACATTCACCTTATTATAATATTCAGCAAAAAACTCACCAAGCTCTTTATCCATCAAATGACCAGCGCCATTACATGAGATGTACATAAGATACAGCTGCCAGATTTTCTTGTCAAGCTCTTCAAAACTCTCAAATTTGGTATTCACTTTGCCTTCTACGACAGTGTATCCTTTGTCTTCAAGGTAGTCAACCAAATCTTCCTCAGCAAAGTCGTCTAGGTCAAAATCAACATCAACCTCTACGCATGCAGTTCTTGATGTACCACGTCTATAGCTCATATTTACTCTCCACTTCTTTGATCAATCGTGCAGATATGTTATGAAGCGAGCAAATATACTCCGCTAAATGAACATCGTGTCCAATTTTGAACAGAGGTTTATCAGTCAGTTTATCGAACATTTCGATCTCATCACCATCTGGCCAACGATAAGACCAAACATTTCCATCGTTTTTAGTTCTCTCTCTAAACACTTTCAGGTGACGAAGATTGTAGAACAAATCTGAATTAGCGATTTCCATTTTCACGGTTAAACTCCTCGTTGTCAAGATGTTCAATATCTGCAATAGCCTGCTTAGCGATTCTGATATAATCATCAACTGTATCATAACGCTTTGATGCAATTTTGTAAATAGCAAACTCCAAAATATCTTGGGCATCAAGCTTATATTTATCTTCAGACATCATCTTTTTAGATTCATAACCAGTCACTGTATTCTCCAGTTCTTCAATGTATTTGAGAGTTTCAGACCATAAGTTATCTACATGAGCCTCGCCGAACCAAGCCCATCTACGCAAGTTTTCTTTAACTTCTTCTTTAGTTATAGATTTTGGTATATACCCATATCCAAAAGGTTTCATGTTTTAGACCATCTGTTCAGCGCCAGCTTCGCAGCGAGATCACGATGCGTATTTGTATCAATGATATGTTTAATAAACTCTGGGCTCATACCAGCAAGAATCATATCGTTAATATCTTTATGCTCTAGGTTTTCTGGCCATATGCATACATTATAACCGTTCATAATAGCTTTGTCAAGCTTTTTTATTGTCTCACGACTCCGTGGCTCGTTATCATATACGATGGCCATGGTGGTCTTTGGGAGGGTGGCAATTGCAGATACCAAATCACCGCCAGCAGTGGCAATACTATTATTAATGAACATAGAATCAATAGGTCCCTCGAACACATAGACTCTGTCGGTAAGAACGACAGTATCCAATCCGTAAACTTTCGGTACATCCTCATTAAGGATAATTGTAATGTATTTAACCTTTGATTGTCCAAGTGCTCTTCCTTGAAATGCGTGAAGGTTCTTGTTCTCGTCGAAGAAAGGAATAAGCAGCCTTGTTTCATCACGCTGAATAGATTCTTCGTCGAACTTATTAGGAACCAGATTATTACAAAACTGTTTAAAATTAGGGCAATTAAAAAGTTTAGCATGATATGGAGTAGGAATTCTTCGGGCATCAACAAACTTCTTT